GGAGTATGGTCGTGTGAACATAAGTGTAGGAGGTATGAGCTTCTCGAGAAACTCGAGGGACTCATAGAAGATCAATTTAATATGATCTTTCGACCTGACCATGTTGCAGAACTTGAAAATAGCTTGAAGTGAATCCAAGTTATAATCAAGTATGATGGGACGGACGTCCTCGCCTTCAAACCAATCTGAACCACAAGATTCCCTGAAAGGGCCTTCTGAAAAGGTCTTCTTCGGGTTCACTTTGAAGCCGCAAGTATGCAGAAGATGCACTAGCGGCTCAAAAACGGCTTTCTGGACTATTATGTCATCACCGTAAACAGAAAATAACTGTTCACGGCCCTGACTAGAACAGACAGCCGAACAAAGTGAAGCAAAAATAAGCGTCTCAAGTGGAAAACAGAAACCATTACCCATCGACGTAAACTTTTGGTAAGTATAAATCTTACCGTCAAGTCGAAAACGATGGCTACGGATTGAATCTAAGTAATAGAACCAATCCGCTGGGAGCAAATATCTACAAAGTTCAATCGAAATGCTATCACTAGCACTCGAAAGATCAATTGTACATAAAGCATTAGGGTCACGCCAGTTCAACGATCCCTCGCGGGAAAGCCTCTGGTTAATCCCTTGATCTCGAAGATCGATGCCAACTCGTTTCAAACGTTTCCGCATGAATGAGTCGACACCTTTCTGGAGATACCCATTAAGTAACGGTTCGACCGCTATGGTACGATGTACCTTAGCAGTCTTGGGCACGAACGTAATATTATTATAGTCGATTATTTTCGCTCTTGACGAAAACCCCGAATTAAAGAGGTCTAAGTCAAAACTAAAGAAGGACTGATTGGGAGCTTTATTAATATACTCCCAAATCAGTAAGTCTTTCTTTAGCGCAGCACGAGCATAATCGTAAGCGCCAGCAGACACGGTCCAGCTCTTGCTCAGTAACTTCCGAGCAGAATTGGTAGCATTACCGTGAATACCTAAACTTGCGCCAGCTCCAAAAGCTGCATCAGATTGCACATCGGAGAGATTAAACTCGCCTAAAACATATGCAATCCATGAGCGTGCCTTTTCAAGCAACATCTCATGAGGACTGCGAACCTTACGGTAAGCAGAAAAACGTTGATTTACCCGCTTGCACTTATGCTCGCAGGCAAAGAACGTTCTAGTAGCCTCACCCTTCGGATCAAATGAAACTGTTCCGGTAGGGAAAGGGAACTTCCTTATAACAGCAGCAATCTGACCGTTCACGCGATGCTTCGCGGCCGTCAATACTTCTTTTGACGATAATTGGTCAGCGAAGTCGATTAGCTCGTTAAAACTCCCAGAATTTAAAAGACTGAGGGCATATCGAGCATCATCGTCTTCAATAGAGCTCAACATTGTCCTTAGAAGGAGCTGGTAATTACGCCAGCTTTCCCTTTTCAGGGTACTGTTGAGACATGACAACTCTTTCAGTACTTTGGGTCGCATCACGCGCTCCTGAGTAAATGAGGTATTTCAACCCCATTAGAACGATAAACATGACGAATATAAGAAACGTCATGAACACAATTACGAGGACTAACCTATCAGTGTTCATAAATGAAATCAATCATTCATTAATAGCTGATTTGCTGGCCCTTGACATGTGTCTTAAAAGATGCTGATGCAAGAAAAGCACCCATATCGTTCAAGAGAGTGTCAATGTCAGCGCTAGCCATTCCGACAGGCACGGTTACCTGAACATCGAGGATTGTATCCCAAGTGGGATTCAAAGCCCCGGTGAGGGTAACTGTACGTGTCATCTTGGCGCTCGTACGACCAACACCGCTAAAGGTTGATGTAGGTTTCGGTGCTACGCGACTGAGTCGGACATCGTCCTTCACAGAAACCGTATGCCCCGATCCTACATAACCAACTGCGGAAGTGCCGAATAAATCGGCAGTGTAGGTCTTCGCATTGATGGTCAAAGCCATAAGGATATCCCTTATTATATAAAACAAAAAAAGAAAAAATATAGACGAATTGCTCTATTTGAAGAGCAACTTGCTGCACTGGTTCACTAAAAGAGCCACTGCATCACCAGCACGTATCCAGTTATCTAAACGGAAATCGTTTTTGAAGACTAGACTCGTACTGCCGTCCATACGCGTCCGGTATTTTTGCTCAATGGTACAAACTATACCATCGCTGAAATTACCGGTAATAACGTTCGTCAAAGGGGTAAGTTCCTTAAATCCGTCGCCGACATACGTTGTTTGTATGAACTGCTTCGAAAATACGGCACCTCCCAATGGCGAAACGTTCACTCTTGGTATGTTAGCGTAGATTAAATCACCTACGTTCACAAACCAATCCACAACGAAGCTGAGATGGGTTAGCTCCCACGGCACACCGACGATATTCTGGAAAGTTAACCCCAGTTTATCGAAAGGTGTAGACCTATACTCATCGGTCCAATACGCTTTGATAGAGATATCATCGTAGAATATTGTCCGATAGTAAAACTCAAAAGCTCCGCTAGGTATCGTCGTCCTGGTTGACCGTGAATCCGACATCGTCCCATTTGCACGGGCCGTATGTCGTTTCGGGCCAAGATCCCAAGTCGACGAGAGTGTCTTCACTGCAGCCTTGACATCACTGATAAACGGTGATATTCCATAACGGAATCTTAGCCATTCAGACGCCAACAATTTGAGGACAGCAAGTTCTCTCCTTGTAAGCTTTCGAAGACGATTAAGGTTATCCCAGAGGTATGGATATTTTCGATACCCCGCTCGGAGACGCTGATACGAGTTCGCTCTTTGGAAATCGCGAACAAATGTACTAGCGTTTTCGATAGGATTACCAATCATATGGTAAAGTTGGTCCAGTTCAGCTAACGATTCAATATAGTTAGATGTACCAGACTGTCTATTAGCCATACATGTCGTCTCAAGTTGTCTGATGAGGTTTAGGACCTGCAGCTGGTCGAGTATTCCTACAGCGACCATACCACTAGTACCTAACATGACTAGCAAGCGATTCCCGTAGCGTTCAATCTGATTATAAAGATCAGGGTTGGTGCATGCGGGGGACACAATGGAAGAGGAAATATAATCAGATACACCAAAAATTTGATTTATCTTTTTTCGGTGAGAGAATTCATTTGGACTTAACCATTTGCCTTCTTTCACCAATTTCCAATACCCAGGGGTTCGGTAGTCATCAGTCGTTTCAATTTCACCGCCAATAGGCGAAGTATACGTATACTCAGACCACGGCCCCAAACCACGATTAGTAGTGCAGTTTTAGGGAAGGGTACAAGTACGGCTACTTCCCATAGCAGCGAAAGCGCCACGAGTACGATGACGTAAATTCCAAACCGTTGTGCCCATGTTGCTACCTCATAAGTGAGTGAAGAAGTTCATGTAAAACAGGCAGCTAATCCTGCTTAACATAGGTCTCACGACCTAGAACAACTCGATTTGTTCCAGAGAGTGCGATTCACGTGCCCATTGCGGGTACGATGATCTCAGAGAATTTACCTTTTCGATGATTTTGCGCATACAGCACGGGCAGACGCAACCAATTTGGATAAGATAATCATCCAGTTGGCTTTGCATCCCACACGTACCAAAATGCGCAAAAACCACTCGAGCAGGTATAACAAGCGGCCGAAGCCACGATTGCGAGACAGTAATGTCTCCATTAAGACTACGAACCGCATGCATCTCACCTCCTTGGAATGGAC